CTTATTCTTGATTGATGGACTGTTAAAAAACAGATGCCATGGATACCAAGATGTGGTTGTGTTGTAGTTATCCGATTGGGCCCAAGTGTGTGTTTTAATTAGGACTGGACGGCTCAAAAATCGAGCCAACTCAGTCTCGGATTGTTGATCATTTAAATTAGATCGTTGAATTGAATCAACAGCCCACACTCCACCTGGGGTTTCGTCAAGAAACTCGGCAACAGTTGCTTGAGTGACTTCTGAGGCTGTGGTTCCTGTAAGAACCTCCTCTACTTCATCTGATTGAAGTCTACATTCTGACGATAGGCGAGTACTCTCAGTTTCGAGAGGTGCATCTAAGTGCTGCACGCACTGACGCATTTCTAGATATGCGTCGCATCTTTTGCAGGTTCCACAGCCTGCTCCTCGTTGAGTGTAAATGCAAGTATATATATACAAATATAAAGAATACTAATCTAATATACAGGCGCCCTACCCGGGTGCGGGGTGCTTTTGGCTTGGGATGCAACTAACCCGGAACAGCTCCTAACGGAGCTGAGAGGCGAGTAAAAACTCACCCTTTAGAGATTCCCATGTTGGGAAATCTCTTTCCACATACTCGTGGAGAGCGAGCTCAGATACGAAATACTGCATTAATTTGCGCTTCTCTTCAAAAATTTCTTTTCCGTACCAAAAATACTCTCTCACCACAGTATCCATAACTGCAATAGCTTGCAGTTCCATACTAATGGTTTTTGATTTCACACACATAGTCAACATCTTATCAATAGATGCATGCTCAATAGGGCACACACGGTAACCAAGTTCAGGTTCGTAGCGCCATGAGCGTCTCAGGAAGGTTGCATCGTTAATGTGAATGAAGGGTACACTGGGTGCTTCCTTATCAGCCATAGTAAATTCAATGTCTATGTTGGCAAGTTGATCTCGCACAACAGTATGATGGAACCAAGAAATGTCTCTGGACACACCCATAATCATGTCATCACCATAAGTCATTAAATGAACATTTTTGGTAAATGATCGGCACTCGTTGTCAGGATTTGCCATAAAATAACAATATCGCACATACAAACTATTTGCTAATCCATTAATGATAACAGTGAGTGGGTGGCCCGATG